TAAATGGTTTGGAAGTCGCTCTGCTCTGCAACTTCTTCCTCATAGTTACGCTTGTGGTAAACTTTCGCCAGTTTACGAGACAACTTCTTGGGGATCTCACATTCGTCTTGCATTTTCTCAAGGATCTCTTTAATGAGATCTCGTTCAGCCTCGATGCGAGTAAGTGAGTTTGAGATTTCTTGAAGGCATCCCAAAACCTTTGCTTTATCAATAGCCATGATTATTCCTCACCAAAGGTCGAATTTGCTGCTTCAATTGCGATGTAGTAGGTGATATTGATAGTCTTGTGCTTGAATCGAGCCATGCCCTTCTTTGCAATAGACACATCATAGGAACCATCAATCAATTTAAAGTTTTCTACCTTCATAACGATGCGGAACTTTGCACCTTCGCTGGTTCCAATCTCAATCTTAGATTGATCAGCAGAATCATCCTTAATGTCTGTCGCAATAAAGTTAATAACTGCGCCGTCACTCTCAAACACAAAGTTTGGTGAACCAGAGATTCCAGCCGATCGCTGCATCCAAGCGAGATCCTCTTGAGAAAGACTGAATGAACAGTCGGGATCACCAAAGGTGATTGACTTCTCAGGTGGTGTGACAATAATTTTCGGAGAACAATACTTGATATAGTCAGACTTCTTCTTGTTCTCAGTGCTGATATTGATCTTGTCATCATCAAAGCCAAGGTCAGCATCTTTGTAAAGAGAAATCTTTGCCAAGATCTTATTCAAATCATACAAAGCAAACTCTTTGGGAAAGTTTTCTTCAATCGTCGCTTCAACGAAAATAGTTTTAAGTGGAGAAATGGTCTTAAGAGTATTTCCTGCCTTAAACTGTAGACTTTGGTTTACAGTAGAGAAGTTCTTAAGAATTGCCACTGTGCCTTCAGAAAGTTTCATAATTTAAATCCTCAATTTGCTCAACACGATTATTATATAATGAATCGACTAATTTGTCAACCCTTGTCTTCAACTCATCTAAACTACAATTATTATCCATTACAATATCATAATGCGAACCAATCCAAGCCCACTCAGAGTAATGTACTTCTGGGTATGCATTTCGCATCACATCTAGATTAGAAAATAGATTACATTCCCGAGCCAAAGAAAACCACTCAGGGTCATCGCCGCGACGAACACGAACAACAGTGCCCCCAGACTCTTTAATAGCATTGATTTCATTTGGAAACCTCACATCAGCAATCACATAATTATTCCAAGGTGCTTGTTCACAGCGGCGCATTACAGTATGAACCCAGAGGTCAGGGTGGAAAACATCCCGCCCTGCCTCTGTGCCCATTAGCTGGAGTGCTAATCTTGGTGAAAATGATTTACCGAGTTTTTGAGACCACCAAGGATCATCTTGCTCACGCCATGCTCTTGACTCTGGCGTATTTCCCTCAAGCATCTCACGATTCCAACCAAAGATGATTGAGCATGCATCTTTAAGACTATTTGCATAACTCTCTTTGAAGAAATCGTGACGATCTACCAAGAGATCTGCGACTGTGCCTTTCCCTGCTCCAATGAAGCCTACGAGTCCAACAATCATAAACGATTATAGAGATCCGACGAAATTGGCAACGGCTGGCATATCACCAGTGAATGCATATGTTCCAATATGATGTGTCTTCATCCATGGGCAGAGCCAAATCTGACCACCGATCTTTCTCCACCATTGGCAGAACATATAGTCTTCAGAGAGATAACGGTCAGAACGACCATGATCAATGACTGTATCAAAGTATGCATGAATGTAACGAGTGCCGTCGAAGTTTGCCTGACCGACATGATCTGGGCGATAACGCAACTCTGGATATGCATCCTTGAAGCGAGCAAACACCTCACGCTTAATGCACATAAAGCCAGTGCCAATCTCAAGAACTTCAACTGGTTCAGCAACACTAAACTTCTCAGTGCCAGGAACTGGATTGAAAACGAAATCACCAGCCAATTTTTCCATTTCAGAAACAGCCAGATCAGGATGCTTCTTGATGGCTTCCTTAATTGCGCCCCACTTAATGGACTTCTTCGGATACGGACCACCGACTACATCCTTATCGAGCGCAAGAAGCGCAACCACATCTCGTGGATCAAAATGAATGTCAGCGTCGATGAAGAGCATATGAGTGAAACCTTCTGCGCGAAGGAACTCATCTACAAGATAGTTTCGTGCTCGAGTAATGAGCGATTCGTTAAAGATAAACGAGAAACGAACTTCAATGCCATACTGCGAACAAACAGATTGCAGATCTAGGCAAGACTTTACATACATGCCGTGAGCAGCACCGCCATACATTGGGGTTGCTACGAATAACTTGTATGATCGTAGTTTCTCAATAGGGACTTCTAATTGCATAATTATTCACTCCAGTTATAAAATTTCTTAATGTATTCAAGAATTTTAGTTTGATCATCGAGATTTTCGTTGACCATTGTCTCTATATAGTCCATGAGCGTCAGCGACCCCATGATATTCGAGATTTTTGTCGCACGAGAATTCTTAAACTTATCATCTTGATCATCCTTACGATCGACATGTCTTTGTTCTTTGGTATCATGTGATGCAGTTAGAACAAGAACCTTAAATGAATTCGGAAACCATTCTGAGAGTTTGTCCAGAAGTTTACCATTGAACAAACGATCGCCTTCGAAGATAACATTTGTCTTCGCACCTTCTTCATACCATAGTTCAGAAAAGAATTTCTCTGCGTCTGGTTGAACAGCCATAGACAAACGATCTGTTCCCTGAAACACATTACCATCGTTTGCATACTTACCAAGAATATACAGATTCAATTTCTTGGAATACATTGCGTCAAGTAACTTCTGCGGCTTTACAACTTGCCAATCATCAGCCATTGAAATCAATCGAAACATCAGAGTGGTCTTGCCAGTTGCTGGTTCACCACCCATTGCAATCACTTTTACCATAATGCTTCTAGTCCTTGTTGTACTGGGGTTTCGTCGTCAAACATCCACTCAAGACGATCTATTCTACCACTTCTTACATAAGAAGTAAACTTTTCTTTGTTGATGACTGCGTTGTGAATTGCAAGTCTTGCATCAAGAGTTTCATCTCTTGATTGCCACAATACATTCCACTCAATACCAGTCCAGCCATCTTTTTCTGCTTGCTGAATTTCTTCAGACTGACGATCCAAATAATATCCAAGATATCGCCCATGGTGTTCACGAAAGATTTTTTTGAATGAACAAAGGCAAGTCTCCATGGTGAAGAAATCTATCTGTAATTTGAGTTCAGGAAATCTTCCTCTTGTTTCTTCAAGAATGTCTTTCGCTTCACTTTCAAGGTCATTGCACTCTGATGAAGTAAGTTTTGAATCGTATTTGTCATCTTGCCCGAGGGCGAAATGCAAACCATTGCGATGTGAACGAGAGCCAGAATAATCGTCAAGCATGAGAGAAGTAGGTACGCACTTAATGTTAGCAGTATGAGTGAGATGCTGAAGATAAAACCAAGTGGAATAACGACCAAATTTGTAAAGAGAGTTTTTAAGATTATTCCAAAGGTTGTCGAAAGTTTGTTGTTCATTGTCGCCATAATAATTCTCCAAAACTTCTCGTTGTGTTCTATTGCCAATAAACTCTTGATAAGATTCGAACATGGCTGGCAAATGACCCTTGTTCCACTTTGTATCTGTTTGGTATCTCAGTCTTTTATAGTTGTGACTATTCCACCAGCGAATACGATCCACAGTGGCGAGTTCATAATCTGGGAACTCATTCTTGAGAACCCATGCAGTTGGTAGTTGATATGTGTTACCATACAACCACGCAAACCACAATCGCTCTTCGTCATTGTGTTCGTATCGCTGGTGGAGATAGTTGGTGCACCATACGGCTGGATCGCAATCGCCATATTTCATGGACCATGCGTACCAGCGTATGAATTGCTCACGCCTTTCTTTATTCAAATGCAGGTAGAACCTCTACTGTAATCGGAAGATTATTAAATCGAATTGTTTCTTTCAATTTATCAATCCACTTTTCTTCTTCATCATTAACCAATTCTGCCTTTGTAGAATAATAAAGAACAATGGCGCCTGTCTTGGCATCGACAGTTTGCATACGACGAAAAATCCAACCCAGAACTTCAGCATATTTTGCCTTACTTTGAGTTGTACTTACTGCTGCAATATCATGTTTCTCATACTTATCCCAAAGATAATTATTAAAGAATCCATCATCATAAGTGATCAAATTCTTTTGATAACGAAGTTCATTTTGTCCCTTTTGAAATTCGTTCAAAATAGAGACAAGTGCGCCATTCAACATATTCTTTGAATCGCAAACTGATAAGAAACGATCATAGATCAAAGTTCTTGCGCGTTCAACATGTGTGGGCTTTGAAAGATCCAATCCCTCGCGAACAATAAAATTGTTAATGATGCGCTTAAGATCTTCTTTTGAATTTGGCTTCTTTGCTTCAAACGGTCTCTTATTTTCAAGAGCACCAAACATATCATAATTATTGAGTCGCTGTTTTTCAGTCGCACCAAATTCAGTATAATTCAAATAGACGACAGGAACAGTCGTCCAACCTTTTTTGTCTTTCACCATTCTCATGGCGGCTTCAGTTCGATTGTTACCGTCTAGAATGCAATAAGATCCATCTTCCTCAACAACTACAATGACTGGACCAAAAACCTTTACTGCTTCTTCTGGTTGCTCCTTCATACCATCGACAATACTCTTTACATGCGCAGGATCATACTGATTCGTTCTGACTTGATTGCGTGCATATTTGTGAACAGCCTTTGTATCAACCTGATAGATTTGATACTTCTTTTCTACAATATTAGTATGGATAGAAAATACAATACTTTTATCTTCAGCGGAAGTATCAGGAACTTCAATTCCTGGACCACCATTGATATAATCAATGACTGTCTGTTTTATTTTCTTCGTGAGAAGTTTCTCGTTTACACAATGTGCATTATTTTTCTTTAGATAGAATTTATCTGGCTTTGTACTAATTCCATACTTCAATGCAAACCATTCAATAGTCTTAGCCAGATCTTCGTGCTTACTTTCACCAATGAACAAGATTGATTTTTCCATCAATCCTTTGGAATAATCTTCCCAGAATTCTTCATCGTTCAATGATGTGATATAAGTCAGCATGTCTTCACCATCTGCCGACTTCACACCGATGTTCATTTTTCCGTTAATTCGATTTCGGAAACCATAAACAGAAACAGTTGACATAACAAATTACCTATTCACCAACGATACAACAATTATATACTAGCAAGAATTAGATGTAAACAGAAATTTGCCGTTATACTTCAAATACTTCTATACAACCACCTTTCCCTTTCTTGTGCACAGCACCAAGAATAACAGGATCGGTCAGATCGTAGAGCCCATCGGCAAAATTCTTGCCATTAATCTTGAACATACTCAGCGAACATCCAC